TTCCCCGCCCGTCTAAGTAACGAAGAACTACAGGAAATGACATCATGAGCATAATTAAACTAATCGGTGACGCACCTAATCAAGTCAGTCGCAATCGTGACTTGGGGGACTTGGCTTATCAAGACACAGACGCAGTAGTCATTAACCCAACTGCTACGGCTACTCCAACAGGTCTTGGTGATATGGTCTTTCAGCTAACGAATGACACCACTCTAGTCGTCAAAGTAAAAGGCTCAGACGGTACTGTTCGCTCGGCTACGCTGACACTCGCATAAGGAATAAATATGTCTATTTCACAGAATTACCCTACCGTTCGCCCACAGTTACTTATTGACATAGCGAACACAGAAGTACTAGACCCACGAGTAGCATCTAGCAGAGCAAGTGTAGCAACGTATTATGATGAGAACGGTGTATTGCAGACTGCTCCTGATAACGTTGCTCGTGTTGGCTATGACCCTGTTACGGGTGCTTGTACAGGCTTGATACGGGAATCGCAAGGTACGAATTTGGTTAAGTATAGTGAGGATTTTGCGAATGCGAGTTGGGTAAAAGGCGGATTAACCATAACTTCTAATACTGTTGTTGCTCCTGATGGAGCTTTGACTGGCGATAAGTTGGTTGAAAATACAGCAACAGACCTTCATTATTTAACAATTGGTGGTGGGGTTGCGGTTACGTCAGGGGTTTTATACACTTTTACTGTTTTTGCTAAATCTGCGAGTACAAGAAGGTTAGTGCTTGTAACTAGCTCTACGGGTTTTGGAGCCAACAAAGGTGCTATTTTTGACTTAAACGCTGGAACTATTAGCGATATTTCGACCACTACAACAGCAACTATTACTAACGTTGGGAATGGTTTTTATCGGTGTAGCATAACCGTAACGGCAACATCCACAGCAATATCTAATTTTAATTTGGTTATTAATAATGGAACATCTTCGCTTCTTTCTTCATACACAGGAGACGGATACTCAGGCATCTACCTATGGGGTGCACAACTCGAAGCAAACGCCTTCCCGACCTCCTACATAAAAACCGTAGCTTCACAAGTCACACGAGCCGCAGATTCATTCCTACTCACAAACGTAGACGCATACAACACAGCCGAATTTACAGCTATCTCTCAGCCCTTTGGTGTGACAAGCGTATCTACTGGTACTGTTACCCTAAACGGTGATGTGCCTATAGAGAGACTGTATGTATACCCAAACAACGTGCCCCAAGACGAAATCAACGCTGTGGTCGAGAATGACGGTTGGTGGTCTTGGCGCATTGTAGGTGCTACGTTTGCATTGCCGAGCTTTTCGACAGACGGTTCTATACAAGTTGATTGGGGTGATGGTACGGTTGAAACACTTACTACTGCTGTACATACGTTTACGAATGCAAGCCCACATACGATTAGATTTAGGCAGATGACGGGCACTTGGTTTAGACCTCGAATTAATTCAGAAGCAACATATGCGCCAATGGTTGTGGGGGTTGGTTCTGCACCTAGTAATATGCTTGTCGATTGTAATGGTGTGTTTTATGGCTGTACAAATCTAAAAAGTTTAGATGCTACATTTGTTGGATTGTCTAGCTTCTTTTTAAGTTGGCACGTATGTTCTAGCCTTACATCATTTCCGTTAATAGACACTAGTTTAGGCACAAATTTTGACGGCACTTGGAACGGATGTGGTCAACTCAAATCATTTCCGTTGATAAATACTAGTTCAGCAACAAATTTTACTCGTACTTGGTTTAATTGCGCCCAACTTCAATCTTTCCCATTGATAAATACAAGTTCAGTTGATAACTTCACTCAAACTTGGAGCGGTTGCACTGGATTAACTTCTTTCCCGTTGATAGATATGAGCTCGGGTACTTACTTTACTCAAACTTGGCGTGGATGCTCTAGTTTGACTAGCTTTCCGTTGGTGGATATGTCAGCTGGCACTACCTTTTCAACAACATTTAGAGATTGCACTAGTCTAACTAGCTTTCCTCTTATAAACATGAATTTGGGTACTAACTTTACTCTCTGTTGGTATGGCTGTACTAGCATGACAGATTTTCCAGCTAACTTCTTTGACTCTTGGACTGGCACTCCGCTGTCTGGTTGTTTTTCTTTAACTTGGGACAATTGCTTTGCTCTCACCACCACTTCAGTAGAAAACATCTTAGTATCTATCGACACATCAGGCACATCAGCACCCGCTGGCAATACAGAGATTACAATTGACTACAACGTAGCTACAGGTGCATTAACCACACCTACAACCGATGCGATTACCTCACTAAAGGGTAAAAACTGGACAATCAAAATTAACGGAGTCTTACAATGATTGATTTATATTTAAAATATGCTGACGAAGCTGAGTCCTTTGAAACCCTGTACGGCAAGAAAGAGGAAATCATTATTGATGAAGAAGGCGGGGAAATCATTATCCTTGTACCTGACCTCACCAAACCTCTTTACGCCAACATCGACACAATCGGTGTGATATACGAGCCACAGGAAATCGTTGACCCTGAGAACCCTCCTGAACCCGTGCCATATGACGGCTGGCACGTAAATGTACGGGTAGTAGGTAATGAAGACGCAAGTTTGTTAGAATTATTTTCAGTCTTTCCTATAAGCCCAAGACGAGTCTGGGGTTAAGTTTAGTTTATAATTTTATAATTTACGGGTGACGTATGGAAGAACAACGGTTAGCACGAATCGAACTCAAGCTAGACAAATTGTCCGAAGCCGTTGTGTCTCTCGCAAGAATGGAAGAACGCATGATAACTTTGTTTAACCGCATGGATGGCTATGACATACGGCAAAACAATATTGAAGACAGGGTATCAGAGGTAGAAAAAATTACTGTTAGTCGTGGTGCGGTCTTTAGACTAGTAGATAAACTCATTTGGATTGTTGTCGGTTTGGTGACCGCTGTTGTCATCGAAGGCTTCTTAAAACGTTAAAGAGGTCTTGCATGAAACGATTGACTGATTATGAATTTATTGACTTATGGAATCAACTAAAATCACCTACAGTAATTAGCAAGAAAATTGGCGTTGATGTTCGCAATATCCATCAGCGCAGACGCAATCTTGAAAATAAGTATAAGATTCGTTTAATATCCAACAGTCCAAACTCCCAAGAATATTACGTTCGTGACCACATGTCACGCATGGACGTGGACATAGAAAATGCCGTTATTTTTGTAGCAAGTGATGCACATTATTGGCCTGATGAAATCTCCGTAGCCCATCAAGCGTTTGTTAAGCTAGTCAAGAAACATAAGCCCGACATTGTTGTGATGAACGGTGATGCGGTAGATGGTTCTAGCATCTCAAGATACCCAAAGGCATCGTGGTCAACGGTTAAGATGCCAACCGTCAAGGAAGAAATTGAAGCAGTCTCAGACCGACTAGGTGAGATTGAAAAAGTGGCGGGTTCAGCTAAGTGTATTTTTACCCTTGGTAATCACGACATGCGATTTGAGTCGAAACTTGCTAACCTTGCTCCTGAGTACGAAGGGTTGCCAGGCTTTTCTTTAAAAGACCATTTCCCACGTTGGTTATTCTGTATGTCAGTTATGGTCAACAAGAATCTTATGATAAAGCACCGTTATCACAACGGATTACATGCGGCATACAATAATTCCCTAAAAGCTGGCACGTCAATCGTGACAGGCCATCTACATCGTTTGCAAGCCATAATTGTGTCAGATTACAACGGAACTCGCTGGGGCGTAGACACAGGCACATTAGCAGAGGTTGACGGTGACCATATGGGCTATGGGGAAGACTCACCCAAGAACCATTGTTCAGGCTTTGCTGTATTAACTATTGTAAATGGTCGTTTAATTCAACCTGAATTTTGTGCCGTGTTAGATGGCATTGCATACTTTAGGGGGCAACCAGTATGAAGCTAGTCAACGACTCAAAGAACTGGTCTAAGTGGTGGTCAATACGGCTATCTATTATTGGCGGTGCAATCTTAACTTTATTGGAGGCGTTCCCAAATGCTGTCGCAACTGTTATCTCTGTTCTCCCCGAACAAGTCACAACCCAAGTCGGTGACGAAATCCTTAGATTCATCGCCATTGTCTGCATCATTGCCTCCCCAATCGCAAGAGTCCTTAAGCAATCAAAACTTGATAGCCAAAACAACCAAACAACTTAGAAGGCATGAAGGGTTTGTTAGCCACGCATATAAAGATTCGCTTGGATATTTAACGATTGGATATGGTCGGCTCATTGACAAAGAAAAGAACGGTGGCATAACAAAAGATGAAGCAGAGTATTTGCTTGCAAATGATGTAAATGGTGTCTATGAAAGTCTTACACATTATTTACCGTTCTTTCAGCATCTTGATGAACCACGGCAAGCGGTCTTGTTAAACATGGCATTTCAAATGGGCGTTCATGGTGTGCGACAATTCAAAAATACCCTCAGACTAATTGAAGCGGGTAACTATGATGGCGCAGCTGACAATATGTTGGAATCATTATGGGCGCAACAAACACCTAATCGGGCACAAGAAATGGCAACGCAAATGAGGACTGGTGTATGGCAATCTGGCTAAAGTTTAAAGGTTACATAATTGGCATTGCAGGCGCTATATTAAGCGTTCTAGCGATTTATTTAGCAGGGCGTAAGCAAGGTTATGACTCAGCAGAAAACGACATGAGAGAGGCTGATAATGCACGAGCAAGGAAAATTGAGGACTTGGCGGATAGGGTTCGCAGGGCTGATGGCGATAACGTTACTGCTATTGAACGGTTGCGCGTTGCCAAGCGGCTCAGAGACCTCTAGGACGATTTGCAGAGAGTTAGAGAGGGACTTGCCTACCTACTCTGTTAAAGACACGCCACAGACCCTAGAATCAGGCGCACGGTTCATTGATATATTTAACGCTGTGTGTGGTGTGGCGAATCCTCGATAAAGCACGATTTTCTGAGAATAAATAAACTATTGGGTCGCTAATTCCCAACGATTCGCCA